AACCCAACTAACGCAGCATTAGCTAACGATAATAACTGGGCATTAACATACGATGCTGATTTAATTCCTATTGTTGAGTTAATCGTTAACTCACCACTTGATACAGGAACTAATCCTTAATATTATTAAGTTGTGGTCATCTAAAACCTCATCAATTATTGGTGGGGTTTTTTCTTTACGCTACAATAAAACTAAATTACCTTACTAATCGTGGCAGCTACCATAAATGCAACTGTAAAAGGAGAAAATGCTAATAGCTATGTCACATTAGCTGAAGCTAATACTTACTTTGAGACAGTTCCAGATTCGTCTACTTGGACAAATAAAACAGACGACCAAAAGAACAGGGCACTAATATCCGCTACTCGCTGGATCGACAGCTTCGTTTACTATGGCGACAGATGTGATGACGGACAAGCACTCAAATTTCCAAGAAATAATTATCAGGTAGATGGAGTGGAACTATCTTGCAGCAAGATCCCACTAAATATAAAATATGCACAATATGAATTAGCTAGAGCTTTAGCAAACGATACTGGAGCTATAACAGGAACTACAGGAAAAGATGGTAATTTTTCCGAAGTAAAGCTAGGAGATATTCAAGTTAAGTACAACACAGACAGTCAGGGAACTGGCTCTATAAATAATATTTTAGATGTTTACCCTTGGTTACAAAGTTATCTTGGAGCGTATATGCTAGGTGGAGCAGGAACTTTTCAACTAAGGGCGGTTAGAGGCTAATGGCAGGACAACTAGATACAGCACTAAAAAATATAGCTAAACAAGTTGTGTCTCAGCTAGGAGACTCATTAGACACAACAATCATCTATACTCGAAAATCATCAGCTTCCTATAATACATCTACTGGTGCAGTAACCACCAGCGACACAAGTTATACAATCAAAGTTCCCGTAGAGTTCATACAATCCAGTGAAGAAACGGGATTCCAAGAAAACATAGCTAGAATCTACATAACACCTGATCTAATAGGAGACAGCCAACCATTACTATCAGACGAAATAACCCTTACATTTTCTGGATCGACCAGAGTTGCAAAGATTACAGATGTAAGAACTTTACGAGGTGGTCAAGAATATTTATTTAGAGTTGACGTTATCTTCTAATGACTTTAGTAAACGCACGAGCAGCATTTGAAACTGCAATCAAAAATGCAGTAACCACTGCTGATAACACAGTAACGGTGGTGTTTGATAATATGCCCTTTACAACTCCAGGTAAGAATAAAAAGTATGTGATGGTAAGCCTCGATTTTACACAGTCCACTACACAAACTCATGGTGCTGCACAGGATTATTATGCTGGATCTATAAGATGCGGAATTATGACACCGCCAAATAAAGGAAGTGCAGTTGCCTCTGCTATAGCTGAGTCAGTTATTGATGGATTGACTTCAGTAAACGCACCAGGGTATTCAGATACCTTTTCTGTAACTCCAAGAGTATCTGAGATAGAAGGTCCAACTTCTGTTACTGTAGAGGGAGATAGTCATTTTCTATCAGTTGTAAGCTGCCAATTTACTGCCAATGCCTAAACCAATTACAAAGTTAACCGAAGATCTTGAAAAGCAACTTGTAAAAGGAAAGAAACAATTAGCAAAAACTATTGTAAAAACATTAACCGAAGAAGGTCCTTGGTGGACAGGAACATTTGGAGAGAACTGGGTCGTATCCAAAAATCCAGTACAACCCACAAGAAAAAGAATACCCGAAACATCTTTTAACGAAATACCTGACGCTCAAGGCAGGAAAGTCAAGACTAATGCACGAGTTCCTACATCTCCTTTACAACAAGACTTGTATGTAGGAAACAGAGCAAAATACGCTGGTTTTGCTATAAACGCTCCAGGGCAAAAATTACCGAATAGAAGAGGAGACCTTGTTACATACGCAGAGCATGGAAAAGAACATAGATTGACAGCTAGAAAAGGTCCAAATTGGTACAATATTTACACAAAAGGCAACTTTATAAAGTTTGATATTGCTAAAGCATTTAAAAAGGTTGGCTTTAAGTAATAAAGTAGTAGTATAGTAAGTGAATACACTATTTAATTTGTATGCCAACAGATAGAGCAATCGACAAGCTAAAGAAAGCATTTAGCATAAACAGCAAAAGCAGTTACCCAATTTACAAAAACGGAGAACTAATTTTAAAGGTTTACTGGTCACCCTTAACTATTGCAGATAGAGACACCATAAATGCTACTTTAGCAGCATCTAGCAGAGGTCAAGAAGAGGGAAACTTAGACTTTGCTTTGCAAGTCGTAATAAGTAAAGCTGAAGATGAAAACGGTCAAAAGTTATTTGTTGAAGCTGATAAGCCTAGTCTAAGAAGAGAGATACCCTTGGCAGTCTTGTTAGAGCTTATGACAAAAATGCAAGAGTTGGGCGAGGAGGCTACCCCCGATGCCGTAAAAAGCACAACTTGATAAAGACAACTATCTATACTTACAGTTTTTCATAGCCGAAAAGTTAGGGATGACAGTCTCTAGCCTTCAGAAAGAAATGTCACTAGAAGAAGCGTGTGCATGGAACGCATATTTCACTCTAAAAGGTGAACGGGAAGAAAAAGCCTACGAAGATGCAAAAAAGAAGGCTCAATACCGCAAGTTACGCTAAACTAAAAGCAATGTTTATTAGAAAGTAGTGGCATCTAATTACGAAGTAAATATAAAACTAGATACAAAGCAAGCTAAGAACCAATTAAGGGAGCTTGAAGAGCGTATTGCTAAACTAAATAGATTAGCGTTAAAAGGTAAAGCAAGTAAGCAGATATTAAAGACGGACAGAGATGCACTAGCCTTAAAAATTAAAGAAAACAGAGTTCAAGACCAAAAAATAAAAAAGGATAGATTAGAACTAAAAATAGCTAAAGATAATTTAAGAGTACAACAACAATCTGTAAATATAACAAATAGACAAGCAGGAGGTTTTAATAGAGGTACGGGCGGAGGTGCGAACAGAGGTGGAGGCGGAGGAGTTCTTTCTGGAGCATTAATTAGTGGTTCGTTTCCATTACTATTTGGTCAAGGACCATTAGGTGCTGCTGCTGGTTTTGGAGGTGGACTAATTGGCGGAGCATTAGGTGGTCAAACAGGTGGATTTGCAGGAGGTCTTGTTGCTACAGCATTATTACAAACAGTAACTAACACAGTAAATGGAATAAATGAGTTAGGGGCTGCTTTAAATGACCCTACACAAAATTTAGATAAACTCGTTACAAACTTATCGAGATTTGATCGAAATATAACTACTTCTGTGCAAATTTTACAATCAGCAGGATTGACTGCATCAGCAGGACAGTTTGCAAGAGCAAGATTTGGTACGGAGTTTGGTGCTGCTGGTGCAAACAGTCTTGAAGAAATGAATAAAGCATTTAAAGAGTTTGGAAAAGTTACTTCTAAGCTAGGAACAGAACTCGCAATATTGGCATCGGGTCCGTTAACTGGATTTATGAAAATGCTTAATTTTGTGTTAGGTGGGGGAGGCACACCAGGAGAAGGTGAAAGTTTAGGGCAAACAATAGATAAAACTATAAGAGAACGAGAAAAAGCTATAGAAAAAATAATTAATTTAGAAACTTCTTTAGACGAAAAATTAAAGAGAAGAAACGAATTAAGAGCAATGTTCGATACAAAAGAGGAACAAAGACAGCTTTCACAGGAAGGAAAATTAGGAGATGTACTGAGTGAGTTCCGTAGATTAGGTGGAGAAATATCAGCAGGACAGTTAGATTTACAAATACTAAAAGATAATGTAGAAAACTTTGAAACCACTATTAAATTGGCCGAATTGCAGCAAAAAATACTTAAGGAAACTGAGATGGATCTTAAAGCACAAATAGATCTAGAAAAAGCAAGATTTGAGGGTTCTGAAAAAGAGTTAATAGTCATAGAACAAAGAAATAAATTAAAGAAATTAGAATTTGCAATAGAAAAACAGATAGCTGAAGTAGAAGCTGTAAAGGAAAGTGGAAGTAAAGCAGAGTTAGAAAGAGCAGAACAAACTTTAACCAATCTAAGGCTACAGAAAGATTTAGAAGAACAGATAACATTAAACAGATTAAACGCTGCCGATCCAGCAATAAGTCGTATGAATGAATTAAATAAGAAGATGCGTGATCTAAATGATACAACTCTTCAAGCTGTTAATTTATCTAAAGCAATGGGAGAATCATTTGAAGAATCATTCAAAGGAGTTATCAAAGGAACAATGACTGTTACTGATGCGTTTAGAAATATGCTGAACAGGATAGCGGACTTCTTCTTGGATACTGCTGCACAATTAGCTGCTACTCAACTTCAAAAAGGTATTTTGGGATTGTTCGGTAATATGTTTAACTTTAGTACCAAACCAACAGATAGTTTATCAAGTTTTACCGCAGCAACACCAGGCGAAGTTACGATGGCTGATTTTAGGGCAAATGGTGGGCCAGTAAGAGGGGGTAGAAGTTATGTTGTTGGAGAACGTGGTCCAGAAATGTTTACACCAGGAGTTTCTGGTATGGTTACACCAAATCATGCTCTTGGTGGTTCAACAAATATCGTGGTAAACGTAGATGCTTCTGGATCTTCTGTTGAAGGAGATGAAGAACAAGGTAGAGAACTTGGTCGTCTTATATCAGTTGCAGTACAATCTGAAATAGTACAGCAAAAACG